AGGTTTTGGATCTTTAACTATCACTGCAGCAGCAAATGTTACACCTACTCCTACACCATTAACTTTAGGTGTTGGAACTGTTACGGTATCAGCGGCAGCTAATACAAGTGTCACAGGAAACCAATTGACCTTATCTACAGGAAGTGTTACAATCACTGCAGCTGCGAATGTAAGTCCTACAGGTGTGCCTATGACTCTTACTGTCAATGATCCAGGTATCATTACATGGCAACCTATAGATCCAGGAGCAACACAAACATGGGTTAATATAGACCCTTATTAGGAGAATTATGGCATCAAGTTATTCAACAAACTCAAAATTAGAATTAATTACTACCGGTGAAAAAGCAGGTCTTTGGGGTACAATTACTAATACAAACTTACAAATTTTAGAACAATTATCTACAGGTTATTTATCATTAGCTGTAGGCGGTGGAGACGTAGCATTAGCACTAGATAATGGTGCAACATCAAATGGTAAAAACATATATATTAAATTAACAGGAACTTTAACAGCTAACAGAACAGTTACTATTCCAGACACTGCAGAAAGAGTGATGGTATTTCAAGATGCAACTACTAGAGAAAGTTCTGGAAGTATAAAAACTTTAACAGTTAAAACTGTATCTGGATCAGGAATATTAATTCCTTCAGGTGCAACTGTATTAGTTTATTCAGATGGAACTAATGTTAATCTTGGTATGAAAACTAAAGGTTACATAACAGTAAACTCTTCTACTGTAACTGCTTACACAGCATCTGCTGGTGAACAAATTTTTGCAAATACAACAGCTAACCCAATTACAATTACACTTCCCGCAACACCTGCTACAGGAGATGAAATTACATTTATCGATGCAAGAGGAACGTTTAACTCCAACAATTTAATTTTAAATAGAAACAGTCAGCCTATTAATACAGGCACATCTAATCTAACACTAACCACTAACGGCCAAGCTTTTACATTAGTGTATGTAGATTCGACAAGAGGTTGGGCATATAAAACTAACACGGCATAAGGAGCACGGACCATGGCTCTTATTGAATACAATTTTCTTCCAGGGATTGACAAACAAGATACAACTGCAGGTGCAGAAAATAGATGGGTAGATTCTGGTAATGTTAGATTCAGATATGGTTTACCTGAAAAAGTAGGAGGTTGGTCTTCTTTAATATCAGACACTATTGTTGGTGTCGCTAGAAAACAACACGCATTTGTTGATCTAAATGGAAATAGGTACGTGGCCCTTGGAACAGATAAGTTTTTACTTTTATACTTTGAGGGACAGTTATTTGACATAACACCTTTAAAAGCAACATTGTCATCTTCTACAATCGCAACAACTAATAATGATCCTGTTTGTACAATCACTACTTCTACTTCTCATGGATTAGAACCGGGAGATATTGTTTTATTAGATAGTGTTACATTACCAAGTGGTACAGGTTTTAGTGCATCAGATTTTGAAGATAAACTATTTCAAGTAACAACAGTTCCAACACCTACAACTTTTACAATAACACAAAGTAGTAATGCTGGTGGTACAGTTTCAACAGGTGGTAGTATAGCAGTTAAACCTTATGAAAAAATTGGTCCTTCTGAACAAAATTATGGTTATGGTTGGGGTATATCTCAATGGGATGGTTCTATACCTGGAGCTGCAACATCAACTTTAAATGGGTCTTTAAGCGCAAACTCTTCTGGTACAGGTGGTTCTGGTACAAATGTTACACTTGCTGCAACAACTAACTTTACGGCTGCAGGTAGAATTTTAGTTGAAAGTGAATTAATATCTTATGCATCAATATCGTCACCAAATTTACAAAGTATAGTTAGAAACGTTGATGGTACAACTAACGCTGCTCATAACACTGGAACAGCTGTAGTGGATGCAACAAATTATACTGACTGGGGAGAAGCAGTGCTTGCATCAGAAGTAACTCTTGAACCAGGTCTTTGGAGTCTAGATAACTTTGGTCAAGTCTTAATTGCAACTATTGCAAATGGTAAAACATTTACATGGAATGCAGGAGCAGCATCACCTTTAACAGTTAGAGCATCAACAAGCACATCTGGTTTTTCAACATCTGCTAACCCAACTGCATCAAGATTAACTTTAGTATCACCAACTACTAGACACTTATGTCATTTAGGAACAGAAACAACTATTGGAGATACTACAACACAAGACGATATGTTTATAAGATTCTCTAATCAAGAAGATATAAATGATTACACTGCAACTGCAATCAATAGTGCCGGTGATTTTAGATTGCAAGATGGTACAAAAATTGTAGGTGCGGTTAAAGCAAAAGAAACAATTCTAGTTTTTACTGATAACGCATTGTACACAATGAAATTTATTGGTGCACCTTTTACATTTGGGTTCGAGCAAGTTGGTACAAACTGTGGATTGATAGGTAAAAATGCAGTTGTTGAAATAGATGGTGCAGCTTTCTGGTTATCACCAAATGGTTTCTTTATGTTTGATGGTACAGTTAAATCACTACCCTGTAGTGTTGAAGATTTTGTGTTTGATAATTTTGATACTACAAAAGGACAACAAGTTGCAGCAGGTATCAATAATCTATTTACAGAAGTTATTTGGTATTACCCATCACAAGGCTCAAGTTACAATGACAAGTATGTTGTATTTAATTACGGCGAACCTATGAAAGGTGGTGTTTGGTATACAGGAACAGAAGCAAGAACTTCATGGATTGATGCAATTGTATATCCAAAACCATATGGTACAAAATATGATAGCACAGCAAATGGTACTTTTCCAATTGTTGTAGGTCAAAGTGGATTAGGTCAAACTAAATTTTTTGAACATGAAGTAGGCACAGATCAAGTTAATGAAGATGGATCTACTACAACTGTTTCATCTTTTGTAAAGTCTTACGATATAGACTTAGAACAAAGACAGAGAAATGCTCAAGGAAAAGCTAGCGGTCCTAAAGTTGCTGGAGAAGTATTTCTAGCTATGAGAAGATTTGTACCTGATTTTAAAACTTTAGTTGGTAATGCAAAGATAAGTTTAGGAATAAAAAGATACCCTCAACAATCAGACACTACAACAACATTGAGTCCTTTTACGGTAAACTCAACTACAATTAAAAAAGATACAAGAGCTAGAGGCAGGTTTATAAATGTTAAAATAGAAAACGATGATAGTGGTGAGTCTTGGAGATTTGGCACACTTCGTTTAGATGTACAACCAGATGGACGTAGATAATGGCTAAAATAAATGTTAGAATACCAGAACCAAAAACAGAATACGATGTATCTAACCAAAAACAAATTAACAGAGCTTTAACTATTATGAAAGATCAATTAAACTCTACTTTTTTAAATGAAGTAAAACAAGAAACGGAAAGATTTACTTGGTTTAAATCAGGAAATTAATATGGCAAATATATATAAAAATGCTAACTTTGACCTAAATTCAACATCGGTAATAGATGTATATACTTGTCCATCTAACTCTAGGGCTATAATACAAAACATACACACAGCTAATGTTGGTGGTGGAAACACAGAAATAAAAGCTTTTTTATATGATAATTCAGCAACAACTGCTTTTCAATTTGCTGAACATACTGTAAACTCAGGAGATTCTAAGTCTATCTCTGATGGCTCAATTGTGTTAGAAGAGAATGATAAACTACAGTTACAAGCAGCAAGTGCTAATATATTTGAAGGCACTTGTGCAATATTAGAAATAAACAGGGATTAATATGTCATTTATTGAAACAGAAGCATCATACAGAATAGAAGTAATAAACGGTAAACCCGTTAAAATTATAACACCACAAACAGAAATTACATTAACCAATACTAAAACAGGTCAAGAATATAATTCAGATGCAGAGGCTATGCAAGATGTACAAGATTCAAATACAGAGACTGTAGCTGATGATATTAAAAGGGATGTTAAAGTAATAGTAGAAGCATTACCACTTGGCGGAGATGCAAAATTATAATATAATAGAACGATGGCAATAACAAACGCACAACAATACCAGCAACTTGTAAACAAACCAGCGAATGGTAAACGACCAGGTTATCGTGGTGATGCTGCGTATGGACGTTCTAGTAGAAGTAGCCAAGCTACATCAATAGGTCAAGCTAGAGGAGCTACAGGATCTGGTGGAGGAGAAAGTTTAGGGGGTGGAAGAGATAAAGATGAACAACCCGCTCAACAAATAATTGGTGGAAAATCATATAATGTAACTCCAGAAACAAGAGAACAAAGAGATTTATTATTTGAAATAGCAAATGAAGAGAAAAAAACTTTAAAAGATGATTTTATAAATAAGCCTGCAAATTATCCTAAATATATACCTGGTTATTTGAAATTTATTGCTGACATAAATAGAAAACCTAATAGAAAATTTTTTATAGATAGAGTTTTAAAAGCAGGAAAAATTCCTAACTACGCTGATCTTTACGATGAAGATTTTGATATAGAAAAAGCATACAAAGATTATATGGATAATAGATTAGCTG